GGCGCTCCTGCCCTGGCGCCTCCTCGCACTTCTCGTCGCCGGCCTGGTGCTGGCAGTGGCGCTCGGCATCTGGTAGATCACGCTCGACGCGAGATCACACTCCGCCTCCGAGAGCCCGTTGCAACGGCCCCCGGAGGGCCAGAAAGGGAGTGATGATCGTGTCCAACGTCGTGCCGAGCACCACCTCCCCGGGCCGCTCTCGGATGGCGTTCTCCAAGCTCAACTACCTCTTCCGCAAGCTCGTCTCCCCCTTCGGCTCCCTGCTCAACAACGGTCGAGCCGACTCCCTGCCGTACATCACGTTCGGCATCCTCTACGCGCTCACCCAGTGGCACCGCGTGACCATCGATCCGCCCTCCCGCCGCTGGCTCGAGGCGTCCTCCGTCTACGGCTGGTTCATCGGATTCGGCCTGGCCGCCGCGTACCTCTCCCTCGTCAAGTCCACCAAGCCCGTCGTCCTGGCCGCCGCCTCCGGCATCGCCGCGACGGCCGGGTGGATGCTCGCCGCCACCGTCTACGGCGCCAACCTCCAGGTCACCATCACGGGCCTCCTCCTCACCACCATCCTCGGCATCCCCTTCTGGAAGTCGAAGATCTGGCTCGCCCACGACGCCAAGCGCGTCGTCCGCTGGGAGGGCGCCCCGCCGGCCGAGCACACCCCCGCCGTCACCGACCCCTTCGCCGGCATCGCCTGGCTCAAGGGCGCCCAGTGGTACGGCGAGGCCATCGCCACGAAGACGGGCTCCCTCCGCCGGCTCGCCATCCCCGACGGCGCGAGCCTCTACGAGTTCGTCTCGAAGCGGACCGCCGGCATGGCGAACCTCCTCCGAACCGACCCCGAAGCCATCGAGCTCGTCGAGGTCCCCAAGTCCGGCAACCTCGTCGACGTCCTCACCCACACCACGAACGTCCTCGAAGAGGTCCGAGGCTGGCCCCTCCTCCGTGCGAACCGCCCGAGCATCCTCGCCCCCATCCCCGTCGGCATCCGAAGGGACGCCCAGGAGATCTCCGTCAAGCTCCTCGAGCGCCACCTCCTCATCGCCGGCGAGCCCGGCTCCGGGAAGAGCAACCTCCAGGCCATGTTCGCCGCCGTCGCCGTGAAGGACCCCACCGCCGAGGTCTACTTCCTCGACGGCAAGCGCACCGAGTTCTGGGCCTGGCGCCGCCACGCGCGCGCCTACGTCGGCGACTCCGCCCGCGAGGGCCTCGAGGTCCTCAAGACCCTCCAGCACGAGCTTACCGTCCGCCAGGACATCATGCGCGAGCTCAAGAAGCGCAAGTTCACCGAGACCGCCGGCCGCATCGGCCCCGTCGTCCTCCTCATCGACGAGCTCGCCGTCTACATCCGCGACAAGGAGTACGGCAAGGACTTCGAGAAGGCCCTCCAGGACCTCCTCAACCGTGGCCGCTCCGCCGGCCTCATCGTCATCGCCGCCACGCAGTTCCCCAGCTCCAACCTCATGGAGACCGACACCCGTCGGGGCTTCACCTACCGCATCGCCTTCCGCGTCGGCGACACCGACGGCTCCGAGATGATCCTCGGCCGCCGGGACCCCGACGCCTCGAAGATCGACGAGGAGATGCGCGGCGCAGCCTACATCGGCGCCTCCGGCCAGCCCCGCCTCATCCGCACCTACTTTATCACCGACGACGAGCTCAACGCCCTCGTCGAGTCCGCCGACCTCCCCGCAGTCCGCAACGCCGAGGTCACCCTCGAGGACGACCCCGAGCTCGTCTTCGAGATCTCCGCCTCCGAGTACGACGACGCGCCGCGCTTCCCCGACGGCACCCGAGTCCCCGCCAACCGCGCGGCTCTCTGGGACGCCCTCGACGCCACGCCGCGTACCGTCTCGGACCTCGCCGCCCGCGCCGGCGGCATGCACGACCGTCTCGCCCGCGAGTCTCTCCGCTCCTGGGCCGACGCCGGCCACCTCACGCGCATCGAGGCCCCTCGTGGCTTCGGTGGCGGCGAGCGCTACCACCGCTAGGCACACCGAAGGCCCCGCCTCACCTCGAGGTCGGGGCCTTCGGCATGTCCGGGCTACTTCTTCTTCTGGGCCTCCTGCTGCGCCTTCCTCGCCGCCTCCCTGGCCGCGTGCGCCCTCGCCTCGTCGTCGATCCGATGCGCGCTCATGATCCCTCGGTAGTGCGTGTCGGCGGCCTGCTGCTGCGCTGCCCGCTCTCCGTAGCTCCAGCTCACGATGCGTTCCTCCCGTTGGCCTTGTCGGACTTCTCCCGAGCCTCGGTCTTGGCCCGGCCCACGAGCGCGATGAAGAAGATGATGGTCGCAGACCCGAACCAGATGGGCTTGTCGTGGACCAGGGCCATGAAGATCATGAACCAGCCGAACACTCCCAGGAACAGCGCCTGCACCTTGCTCATCTCGGTCTCCCTCGCTCGTTGGTAGTACCACCGTAGCACCCCTCGTTGACCCGCGCAACCCCCACCTGGAGGCCACCCATGGCGGACATCATCGCCGGCCGCCGGCTCGAGCGCATCCGCCTCCTCCTCGTGAGGGGCTCCGTCCAGTCCTTCGCCCTTTCCTGGAACGACGCCCAGGGCGCCCCGCTCTCCCTCGCCGGCAAGACGGCCACGATCACGCTCGACAGCACACCTCCCGTCACCTGGACGGCGACCAACAACGCCTCGGTGACCACCTGGAGCCTTTCGGCCGCCCAGACCGCTCTCCCCCAGCGCACCTACTCCGGCCGGCTCGTCATCGCCGACGCCGACGGCGCCATCGTCGCCTACTCGATCACGGCCGAGCTCCAGTGAGCGTCACCGTGGTCGCCGTGCCGACCTCCTCCCCCGTCGCCGTCCCCGTCGCCCTCTCCGACGCCCCCACGGCCACCGTGAGCCTCAACAGCGGCCCCGCGCTCGCTGGCTGGGGCCACGTCCACCACCAGAGTTCCCCGGCCGCCTCGTGGCACGTGCCTGTCCCGCCCGAGCTCGGCCGCCGGCCCGTCGTCTCCGTCTACCTCGAGGACGGCGAGCTCATCCTCACCGACGTCGTCGCCACGGCTACGGACGTCTACCTCACCTTCCCGGCCCCCATCGCCGGATACGTCGTCCTGGCCTAGGAGGCCCTCATGGCACTCAAGATCTTCAACGGCATCTCCGCCAACAACCAGCGCGTCACCGACGTCGCCGACCCCACCGCCGCCACCGACGGCGTCAACCTCCAGTACCTCCAGAACTTCATCGCCGGCCTCGCCTGGAAGGACGAGGTGCGTGCCGCGTCCACGGGCAACATCAACACCGCTTCCCCCGGCGCCTCCCTCGACGGCGTCACCCTCGCCACCAACGACCGCATCCTCCTCAAGGACCAGACCAACGCCGCCCAGAACGGCATCTACGTCTGGACGGGCTCGGCCGCCGCCCTCACACGCTCCTTCGACGCCGACTCCACCACCGACCTCCGCTCGGCCACCGTCACCGTCGCCGAGGGCACCGTCAACGCCGACAAGGTCTTCACCCAGACTGCCGAGATCGCCACCGTCGGCACCACCAACCAGACCTGGGTTGTCGGCCCCTCCGGCGGCGTCACCTACACCGCCGGCAACGGCATCTCGCTCGGCTCCAACGCCATCACCGTCGTCGCCGACCCGGCCGCCGGCGCCGGCATCACCGTCACCGCCTCCGGCGTCAAGCTCGACACCGCCGTCGCCGTCCGCAAGTACGCCGCCAGCATCGGCAACGGCTCCCTCACCACCATCGCCGTCACCCACAACCTCGGCACCCAGGACATCACCTGGAGCGTGCGCCAGACCTCGGACCAGGCCTTCGTCCTCACCGACGCTGTCGCCACCGACGCCAACACCCTCACCCTCACCTTCGCCTCCGCGCCGGCCTCCAACGCCCTCCGCGTCGTCGTCCACGCCTGATAGGAGGCCCTCGTGCGCTTCCTGGACCGCCTCCACATCCCCTCGCGCGCGAGCGACCCCACGGGCTCGGCAGGAGAGACCTACTTCCACACCGGCGAGGCGCTCATCCGCCACCACAACGGCGTCGCCTGGGGCTACGACAACGAGTGGACCATCCCCTTCGCCTTCTCCGGCACGCTCGCCGTCCGCACAGGCGTCATGCGCGTCTACAACGACTCCGGCACCTCCTGGCGCATCACCGCCGCCCGCGCCTTCATCAACACGGCCCCCACGGGCGCCTCGGCCATCTTCACCGTCCGTGAGAACGGCGTGAGCGCCTTCACCCTCACCGTCGCCGCCGCCGGCAACACCATCACCGCCACCCCCGGCACGGTCATCGAGGTCGGCAACTACATCACCGTCGACGTCACCCAGATCGGCTCCACCGTGGCCGGCGCCGACGCAACCGTCGTCCTCACCATCGCCAGCTAGGGGGAGCCGTGCCCATCTCCTCCGTCGGCACGGCCGGCACCGCCGGCGCCAACACCGCCACCATCGCCCCCGCCTGGCCCGCCGGCACCGCCGCCGGAGACAAGGCGTACCTCTTCTGGGCCATGCTCAACACCACCACCCCGAACACCCCCACGGGCTTCACCCAGATCGCCGGCAACGACACCTCCTCCGGCTCCATGCGCACGCGCATCTACCGCAAGGACCTCACGGGCACCGAGTCCGGCACGCTCACCCTCTCCAACACGGGCGCTGTCGCCAACCGCCAATCCGCCGTCCTCATCGTCCTGCGCGGTGCGCACTCCACCACCCCCGAGGACGTCGCCCCCACCTGGCGTGCCGAGACCGTGGCCGGCACCACCCACGCCTCCCCCGCCATCACCACCGTCACCGCCAACTCGATTCTCCTCGTCGCCGCCATGGAGCGCTCCTCGACGGGCACCAACAACTGGACTGTCCCCACGGGCTTCACCGAGCTCGGCGACACCCTCGCCCTCGCCGGCGGCTCCGGCGGCACCATCACGGGGGTCGGCGCCGACTTCACCGCGCGCGCCGTCGGCACCTACACCCCCGGCGTCTGGACGTCCGCCAACGGCTTCTCCTCGGCCGGCGTCGGCACCTACACCCTCGCCATCCGCGAGGCCCCCACCGCCGCCGCCGCCATGGTCTCCCATCTCGGCTTCATCCCCCTCTAGGAGGCCCTCGTGGTCGATCCTCGCGTCACCCAGATCATCGCCGACGCCAACGCGCTCGACGCCGACCTCTCCCTCCTGACCCAGGAGCGCGACTCCGCCCGCGCCGCCCTGGACACCTGCCAGGACGACTCCGCCGGACTCCTCACGGAGCTCGAGGCCGCCGAGGCCGCCCTCTCCGCGTCCCAGGCCGAGCTCACCGCCTGCAATGCCATCCCCAAGCGCGTCTTCCGCTTCGCCGGCGACCCCGGCCCCGGCATGGCCTACGTCGGCTGCGCCTACGGTGGCAACACCGACCCCGCCGCCCGCGAGACCTCCTACGGGCGCCCGTTGGGCACCTCGCGCACCTACTGGCGCCACGACCAAGTCGCCTCCGCCGTCACCCGCGCCGGCGCCGACCTCGCCAAGAAGCGCCTCCCCTGGATCTCCTTCAAGCTCTCCACCAACTGGACGGACGCCGCCGCCGGCGCCGCCGACGCCTGGGCCACCGACCTCGCCGACCGTCTGGCCGCCCTCCCCGGCCCCGTCTGGCTTACCATCCACCACGAGCCCGAGGGCGACGAGGGCACCACCGCCGCAGCGATGTCCAAGTGGGTAGCCGTCCAACGCCGGCTCTCGCCGCTCATGGCCCGCCCCAACATCGCCTTCTGGATCGTGCTCACGGGCTGGAGCCAGTTCTTCGGCACCAACACCGCCTACCACCTCGCCAACCTCTGGCCGGGCGACGACGTCGGCATCGCCGGCATCGGCATCGACCCCTACAACTGGTACGGCACCGCCGCCGGCAAGCCGATGGAGGACATGGAGGCCGCGTATTGGATCAAGATGCAGGCCTTCGCCAAGGCCCACAACGTGGCCTGGGCCGTCTCCGAGACGGGCTACACCGCCGAAGCGCACACCGCCAACCCCAAGTGGCTCCAGCAGTCCTTCGACCGCATGGTCGCCCACGGTGGCGTGGCGTTCTCCTACTTCGACCTCAACGACGCGACTAGGCCGACCTGGACGTGGCAGCTCGACGCCGCCCGCCTCGCCGCCTTCAAGGTCGTCATCAACCAGCAGAACTCCGCAACCCTCTAGGAGGCCCCGATGGCGCTCCCGGGCCCGGCGCCCAAGCCCAACAAGGTCGGCCACTCTCCGACCGCCGAGTGGACCGAGGTCCCCAACCTCCCCTTCCTCTCCGGCCGCGAGCACGACCTCCCCGAGCGCGTCATCTTCGAGGAGATCGAGGACAAGGCCAAGCGCCTCGTCGAGGCCGGCTGGACCGCCCAGACGCGCGCCTGGTGGGACATCGTCCGCACCATGCCGCACGCCTCGCTCTGGACGGACGCCGACTGGAACTTCGCCACCGACACGGCCTACCTCAAGGAGTCCTTCTACACGGGCACCGCGAGCGCCGCCGAGATGGTCGAGATGCGACGCCGCGAGGACCTCCTCGGCCTCTCCCTCGAGGCCCGCAGGAAGCTCCGCATCCGCTACGTCCCACCCGCCGATGAGACCGTCGAGCTCATGACGGCCTCGAGCCACACCCCCGTCGGCGTCATCTCCATCTCCGACCGCCGCCGGCGCATGCAGGATACGTGATGAGCGACACCCGGACCCTCATCCGGAGCGAGCGCCACGACCGAGCCCGCTCCCTGGGCTGGTTGGCCGTCGCATGGATGGAGCACTTCCTCGTTCACGGTCCGGGTGACGTTCAGGGCCGACCCCTCGACCCCAACCTCCCGGACGCCCTCCCGCTCGACGACGAGTTCGCCGGCTTCGTCGTCGACCTCTACGCCTACAGTGACGACGGGCGCCGGCTCTACAAGCAAGCCTTCATCTCCCGCGCCAAGGGCCGCGCCAAGTCCGAGCTCGCCGGCTTCATCGCCCTCTTCGAGGCCTTCGGCCCCGCCCGCATCGACCGCGACGCCTTCGGGCTCCCCGCGTTCGCCAAGGGCGGGGAGGTGTTTCAACACGGCACCTTCCGCTACATCTACGAGGCCGGCGAGCCCATGGGCCGCCCCGTCACCTACCCCTTCGTTCGCGTCCTCGCCACCGAAGAGGGCCAGGCGGGCAACACCTACGACAACGTCTTCTACAACCTCGGCGGCTACGGCGAGGGCGCCAAGCGCCTCATCGAGGCCTACCAGATCAAGAAGTCCCAGGTCAACCTTTCCCGCATCCTCCTCGACGACGGCGGCGAGATCGTCCCCTCGACGGCCTCGAGCGCCTCGAAGGACGGCGGCAAGGAGACCTGCGCCGTCTTCGACGAGATCCACCTCTACATCACCCCCGACCTCCACCGCATGCACCGCACCGTCTCCCGCAACCTGGAGAAGCGACGCGAGGCCGACCCCTTCTCGCTCGCCACGTCGACGATGTACGCCCCCGGCGAGGAGAGCATCGCCGAGATCATCCACCGCTCGGCCAACCTCATGCGCGAGGGCAAGGCCAAGATCGACCGTCTCCTCTTCGACCACCGCCAGGCCTCCCCGCTCACCAAGCTCGACGATCACGACTCCCTCCTCCAGGGCCTCAAGGACGCCTACGGCGACGCCGCCGCGTGGATGGACCTCGAGTCGATGATCCAATTCATCTGGGACCCCCAGAACCCCGTCAGCGACTCGCGCCGCTACTTCCTCAACCAGCCCACGGGCTCCTCCGACGCCTGGCTCACGGCCCCCGACTGGGGCGCCTGCGGCCGAGACGACCTCGAGCCCCTCGCCGACGGCGACGTCATCACCCTCGGCTTCGACGGCTCCCAGAAGCGAGCGCGCGGCGTGGCCGACGCCACCGCCCTCATCGCCTGCCGGCTCGAGGACGGCGCCCTCATCCCCATCCACATCTGGGAGCAGCCTGCCGGCCCCCAGGGTGACTCCTGGCGCGTCCCCGTCGAGGAGGTCGAGGCCTACGTCGCCGACACCTTCGACCGTTTCAACGTCGTCGCCTTCTACGCGGACCCCTCCAAGTGGGAGTCCTCCATCGCCATGTGGGAGCGCCACTACGGGCCCAAGCTCAAGGTCAAGTCCTCCACCAAGAATCCCATCGAGTGGTGGATGACCGTGGGCCGCTCCGTCCTCGTCGAGCGCGCGCTCGAGCGCTTCCAGAACGCCGTGAACGACCGCGAGCTCATCCACGGCAACCACCCCACGCTCACCCGTCACGCGCTCAACGCTCGCCGCCGGCCCACTTCGGGCGGGCACATGAAGATCGAGAAGGAGCACAAGCTCTCTCGCAACAAGATCGACGCCATCGTCGCCGCCGTCCTCGCCTTCGAGGCTCGAGCCGACGCCATCGCCCAAGGCGTGCGTCCTCGAGGCCGCCGCCGTTCCCGCGTCATGTCCCTCTAGAGGAGGACGAGCCCGTGGCTCTAGACACCGAGACGCCCTACTCGCCCGGCTGGTGGCTGACGCGCATGACGCGCAAGCTCAACGCCGAGCGCGCTCACGTCGACTACCTCGAGAGGATGTACCGAGGCGACCACGACCTCCCCAGCGTCCCCGAGAAGTACCGCGACCTCTTCCGCCGATTCCTGCGCCAGGCCCGCACCAACTACCTCTCCCTCGTCGTCGAGGCGCCCCTCGAGCGCATGCAGGTCACGGGCTTCCGCATCGGCGACGCCGAGACCGCCGACGACGCCGCCTGGAAGCGCTGGCAGGCCGCCCGCCTGGACTCCGACCAAGTCTCCGTCCACCGCTCTATGCTTGCGCTCCGGCGCGGCTACACCATGGTCGGCCGCAACCCCCGCACGGGCGCCGTCATCGTCACCCCCGAGCACCCCTCCCAGGTCATCACCGAGTCCTACCCCGAGGACCGCCGCGAGGTCCGCATGGGCCTCAAGCTCTGGCTCGACGACATCACGGGCAACGTGCGCGCCAACCTCTACGCCACGCGCGGCGAGATCGTGAGCTCGGGCGGCGTCGTCCTCTCCTTCGAGGCGCCCTCCCAGACCACCCACGACATCCTCGGCACCCTCGAGGTCAACCTCCTCTCGACCCTCGTCCAGGAGTGGCGCCTCCTCGACGTCGAGGCGACGGGCCTGGACGCCAACCCCCTCACCGTCTTCGAGAACCGGCCCAACGCCCTCGGCATCCCTCGCGCCGAGTTCGAAGACGTCATCCCCATCCAGGACCGCATCAACGCCACGATGTTCCACCGCCTCGTGGCCGAAGCCTTCGGCTCCTTCCGCCAGAAGGCCATCCTCAACTACGTCTACGACGAGGACCCCGACGGCCAGCCCATCCCGCCCGAGCTCCGCAACGACCCCGGCACGGCCTGGATCTTCGAGGCCGTCGAGGGCGCCGACAAGCCCGTCTCGCTCTTCGAGTTCTCCCAGACCGACACCTCCAACATCATCGCCGCCGCAGCCTCCGACGTCCGCGACCTCGCCTCCATCTCGCGCACACCCCCGCACTACCTCCTGGCCGGCATGGTCAACGTCACGGGCGACGCCCTCAAGGCCGCCGAGACGGGCCTAGTCGCCAAGGTGCGCCGCGAGCACCACCCCCAGGCCTCCGACGGCTGGGAGCTCACGGCCGGCAAGATGGCCGCCCTCGACGGCGACACCACCACCGACTTCTCCGACGCCGAGACGCTCTGGGCCGACCCCGAGTCCCGCACCATGGCCGAGCTCTACGACGCCGCCGTCAAGGCCAAGACCGCCGGCGTCCCCTGGCGCGCGCGCATGGAGATGCTCGGCTACAGTCCCCAGGCCATCGACCGCATGGAGGCCGAGCTCGCCCAGGAGGCCATGCTCGCCGCCCTGGCAGTGCCACTCCAGGACCCCGCCGCAGCGGCCCCAGGAGCCCCGCCAGCGGCCCAGAATGAGCCCGCCGGTACGGAGCCCCCGGCGTGACCGTCGAGGCGCTCCTAGAGGCGCACACGGCCTCTCGTGCCCGCGTCCAGGAGCAAGTCATCGCCATGCTGGCCCGCCAATTCCGCGAGCTGGGCTCCTGGAACCGCGCCGACCTCGAGCGCTTCCTCGTGCGCGCCCTCCCCGTCGTCACCGCCGGCCAGCGCCTCACGGCCCAGCTCGTCGACGTCTACGCCGCCCAGGTCCTCTCCGAGCTCCTCGAGGAGCGCATCCAGCCCGTCGGCCTCGACGCCGCCTCGACCACCGCGCTACGCGGCGTCGACCCCGCCGACGTCTACTCGCGCCCATTCATCCAGCTCTGGGGCGGCCTCGCACGCGGCGAGCGCTTCCTCGACGCCCTCTCGGCCGCCGAGACGCGCCTCCTCGAGATCTCCGAGGACGACCTCACCCTCGCCTACCGTCGCGCCGCCCTCGTCGTCGGCAACCGCCAGCCGACCATCACGGGCTACCGCCGCGTCATCCGTCCCGAGCTCGCGCGCAAGGGCGGCACGTGCGGCCTGTGCATCGCCGCCGCCGACCAGCGCTACAAGACGGGCGAGCTTCTCCCTGTGCACACGCACTGCCACTGCGCCGTCGTCCCCATCGTCGGCTCCAAGGACCCCGGCCGCGACATCAACGGCCAGGACATCTCCGACCTCTACCGCAAGGCCGCCGCCGACGCCAACAGCACCTCGGCCAAGGCCCTCTCGGCCCAGCGCTACACCGTCCACGAGCACGGCGAGCTGGGCCCCCTACTCATGCCCAAGGGCCAGCACTTCACGGGCCCGGCAGACATCCCCGCCGCACAGACTGCGGCTTGACGCCCCAGGAGGGCACACCACCATGAGCGAGCAGACCCCCGAGACCCCGGCCGCCGACGCCCCCGCCACCGAGGAGACCCCCGAGACGCCCCCGAAGGGCACCGAGGAGACTCCGAAGCAGGACGAGGGCAAGCCCCCGAAGACCTACGACGAGAAGACCGTGAAGGACCTCCGCCAGGAGGCCGCCGGCTACCGTACGAGGCTCCGCGAGGAGGAGGCCAAGGTCACCAAGGTCACCGAGGAGCTCGAGACCGTCCGCGCCGAGGCCGCCCGAGTCCCCGCGCTCGAGACCGAGCTCAACCGCTACAAGGTCGCCCTCGAGAAGGGCCTCCCGGCCGACGCCGTCTCTCGTCTCGTGGGCAACACCCCCGAGGAGCTGGCGGCCGACGCCGACGTCCTCGTCGGCCTCCTCGCCCCGCGCCTGCCCGGCGCCGGCAACGCGAACGGCATCCGGACCTCCCTGGAGCCCCCGAACCTCCAGACCCAGATCGCCGAGGCCGAGGCCAAGGGCGACACCGCCGCATCCATCCGTCTCAAGTCCCAGCTCGCCTTCGAGCAAGCTCGGGCCTCCATCACCTGACCTCCTGAGGAGTCACCATGGCCGGCATCGCCGGAACCGTCACTACCTTCAACAGCCCCAACTACGTCGGGGAGCTCTTCAACGTCTCCACCACCGACACCCCGCTCCTGTCCTCCATCGGAGGCCTCACCGGCGGCGAGTCCGTCGAGGCCGTGCTCTTCACCTGGAGCACCACGGATCTCCGCAACGCCGACGAGACGCGCCAGCGCCTCGAGGGTGCGGACGCTCCGGCCCCTGAGGGCCGCTCGCGCGCCGCTGCCTACAACGTCGTCGAGGTTCACCAGGAGGCGCTCGCCGTCTCGTACACCAAGCTCGCCGCGCGCGGGCAGTACGCCGGCACGGGCGCCGCAGTCGGCACCAACGCCGTCTCCCTGGCCCAGCAGGCCCAGACCGACGAGCTCGCCTTCCAGGTCCGCGCGCACCTCCTCCAGATCGCGCGCGACATCGAGAAGGGCTTCATCGTCGGCACCTTCCAGCACCCCGCCGACAACGTCACGCCCCGCAAGACGCGCGGCCTCCTCCAGGCCATCACCACCAACGTGGTCACCAACGGCGCGCCGGCCGCGCTCACGGAGCTCATGGTCAACAACCTCGCTCAGGCTGCCTACGACAACGGCGGCATCCAGTACGGCGAGACCCGGACCATCCTCACGAACTCCATCCAGAAGAGGAACCTCACGAAGCTCTTCCTCAAGGACCACAACATCAACCCCGTCCAGGCGAACGTGGGCGGCGTGACTGTCGACACGATCATGACCGACTTCGGCCGGTTCAACATCATGCTCGACCGCTACATGCCGCAGGACACCCTCGCCATCGTCTCGCTCGACGAGCTGGCCCCCGTGTTCCTCCGCATCCCGGACAAGGGCTTCCTCTTCCTCGAGCCGCTCGCTAAGACGGGCTCGGCGGAGAAGTTCCAGATCTACGGCGAGGTCGGCCTCAACTACGGCAACGAGCGCTCGCACGCCAAGATCACCAACCTCACCACCACGGTCCAGTGACCGTAGGACAGGAGCCCTCCGACATGAGCAACTACCCCACCCCCGAGCAGCTCTCCGACCCGAACTTCGTCTGGCCGCTCGAGTACGCGGCCCCGCAGGACCGTGGCGAGCCCGTCCCCGCCGCCAACCCGGCCCCGGGCCCCGACTCCGTCACGGAGCCGGCCCCGGAGACGAAGGACTTCTCGACCGCCGCCGACGTCCCGCCCTCCGAGTGGATGGCGAGCTCCGGCGACAAGGACGAGAACGGTGGCGAGCCCGCCGGCGGCCTGGCCGCGAGCTCCGGCTCCGGCAGCACCCCGGCCGTCCAGGAGTCCGACACCGCCAACGACCCGAGCTCCCAGCCGGCCCCGTCGTCCGACAAGGGCGACTCCAGCTCGAGCACGCAGTCCACGCCGCAGGGCTCCAACGAGGGCTCGGCCGACGACCCCTCGGGCTCCGGCACCGCCACCTCGCCCGCCCCGCGCCGGCGCAAGTGATCTAGGAGGACAGCATGGCCGCTCTCTTCACCAAGGCCGACCTCGCCGGCGTCACCGACATGCCGGTCACCGAGGAGCGCTACAGCGCGGTCCACGCCGCTGTCCTCACGGCAGTCCGGGCCGAGTACCCGCTGGCCGAGAGCGCCACGGGACGGGCGGCTGACGTCGTCCGTTCCGTGGCCCTCTCCGCCGGCCTCCGCCTCTTCTCCAACCCCGTCGGCGTCCGCTCTGGCGGCCTCGGCAACGCCAACGCCACCTTCGGCGGCACCGACGAGTCGATCTCGGCCCCCGCAGATCTCACCGCCAGCGAGCGCCAGCGCCTCGCCCGTCTCCGCACGGGCCGGCGCGGCGTCCGCTCGGTCGATCTCCTCCTCGCCCACGAGACCACGGAGATCGCACCATGATGGGCCTCCTCATGAACACCCGAGGCACCGTCGTGAACTACTCCAACGCCGGCGAGGACGAGCTCGGCCGCCCCGCTCGTACCGAGACGGGCCGCACCGAGGACGTCCCCCTCCGCCTCGACCAGATCGGCTCCGTCGAGGGCGAGGCCTTCACCACCGACAGGTGGCGTGCCGAGGCCCCCATCGACCTCGTCATCGACGCCGGCGACGAGATCCTCGAGGGCGGCCGGCGCTTCATCGTCGAGGGCTCCCCCAACCGCATGATCCACCCCTTCGTCCCCTCCCTCGCCCGCGTCGAGGTCCTCCTCACCTACGTCGGGACGGTGGATCGATGAGCCCTCGCCCCGCACCCGCCGTCATCGCCTTCCTCAAGACCCTCCCCATCCCCGCCATCGCTGGTCGCGTTTCAACGCGCCTCTTCTCGACCCTCCCCGCCGTCCGCGTGGCCCTCGTCTACGACCTCAACGCCGACTACACCTACGAGCGCACACCCGTCTTCCAGATCGAGGTCTGGGCCGACGACGAGGCCGTCGCCGACACCATCGCCGTTCAGATCTACGACGCCTGGCCGTCCTTCCGAGGCACCTTCGGAGACGCTGTCGTCTCGGGCGCGTGGCCGCATTCCGGCGGCCCGCTCCCCCTGCCCGACCCCACCACCAACAAGCCGCGCGCCTACTTCATGGGCGCCCTACGCATCCATGGAGCATCGTCATGAGCCCCGCAGCCCCCAAGGACGACTTCGTCGTCGCCACCACCGACCTCTACCTCCCCGGCTCGGCGACGGTCCAGTACCGCGCCGGAGACCTCGTGCCCGCCGACAACGTCGAGCACAACGGCTGGTCCGACGGCGTCGCTCGGCGCGGCACCAAGGCCGCCGACGAGGCCACGCCGCCCCCGGCTAGCTGACCATGGCCGGCGGTTTCACGTGGAACCGACAAGCCCTCGAGGCCCTCGAGCGCTCGCGTGAGGTCGAGGAGCTCGTCGAGGACGTCGCACAGCGCGTCCGCGACATCGCCGAGTCGAACGCCAAGACCTCCGGCCTCAAGGGCGGCGCCCTGGTCGCCACCGAGGCCGCCGAGGACATGGAAGGCGTCTACGCCGACGTCGGCTACGACAAGCATCACCCCGACTTCACGGATTGGTGGCATGAGGTCGGCACCCGCGACTTCCCACCACGACCTCACCTCCGTCCGGCCGCTAGTCGGCCCGTCATCTAGGAGCACCTCTCATGCCCCGTGATCCCAAGGCGATCACTCTCGGCCCCGGCAAGATGTACGTCGCCGACGCCGGGACCGCCGACCCCACCGTCACCTTCGCCGCCAACAAGATCGTCGTCACCCCCGGCGCCGCCTTCCAGGACATCGGCTACACCGACAACGGCTCCCAGATCACCTACTCCATCACCTCCGAGCCCGTCCGCGTTGCCGAGGAGCTGGAGGACGTGGCCTACAAGACCACGGGCCGCGCCGGCGCCATCGCCTTCGAGATGGCCGAGGAGACCGTCCGCAACCTCACCCTCGCCTTCAACGGCGGCACCGTCACCACCACGGGCACGGGCGCGACCGAGGGCTGGACCTACGAGCCCCCGGCGCTCGGGTCCGAGAAGCGCCGTTGCCTCTTCTGGGTCTCCCAGGACGAGACCATGGCCTTCTTCTTCCGCCAGGTCTTCCAGACGGGCTCCGTCACCATCGGCCGCCGCCCCGGCGCCGAGAAGTCGACCATCCCCGTCGAGTTCTCCATGGAGAAGCCCACGGGCCAGACGGCCTTCAAGGCCTGGGGCGCCGGCGCGACCCGTGGTGGCGGGGCGGTGGCCGGCACGTGACCGAGTCCCCTGCCTTCACTGAAGACGCCCAGGCCCAGCTCGAGCTCGAGGACCCCGAGGCCCAGCCGGCCGCGCCGGCCAAGCCGACCGTCGACCTCCTCGGCCGCACCTGGACCATCGAGCGCAAGCCCCCGACCCTCCTCCTCGCCGAGCTCGCTCGCGCGATGTCCTCCGGCAAGGTCGAGCAGATGGGCGCCTTCGTCGACCTCTTCGAGGTCGTGCTCGGCAAGGAGCAGTACGCCGAGTTCCGGCTCATGCTCTTCGACGCCGACCTCCCCGAGGAGGCCTTCATGGATCTTACCGAGACCCTCATGAACGGAGCGCTCGGCCGCCCTACCAAGTAGTCCTGGAGATCATGGGCTGGGCCCGCCTCGAGTGGCACATCCTCCAAGGACGTGCCCTCGTCGACGGCATCATCACCACCCGCCCTGGCGGGCCCGCCTCGCTCCTGGACTTGTCGCCCGTCCACTTCCTCGCCTACGCGGAGGCCGTCCTCCGCTCCTTCGGCGAGGAGGTCTCGGCCGACCTTGACAACCTCTACGAGACCGCGCGTCCCGCCCCAGCCGGCCCCGAGATCGGCTCCACGGAGTGGCACGACAACCTCAACGAGTTCATCCTCAACTTCTCGTAGGAGGAGGCCCGCGTGACCACTCTCCTAGGCGATGCCCGCATCCGGGTACGCCCCGACTTCGAGGGCTTCGAGCAGGAGTCCAAGCGCCGCTTCGCCGGCATGGCGCCCGTCCTGGGAACGGCCCTCAAGGGTGCGCTCGTGGGTACGGGCGCCGTGCTGGCCGCCGCCGGCATGGTCGGCCTCCAGACCGCCGCCCAGCTCGAGACAGCCAAGATCGGCTTCACCACCATGCTCGGCTCGGCCACCAAGGCCGACGCCTTCCTCCGCAACCTCGCCGACTTCGCCGCCAAGACCCCCTTCGAGTTCCCCGAGCTCCAGTCGGCTGCCTCCAAGCTCATCTCCGTCGGCACCGAGGCCAGCCGCGTCATCCCCCTCATGACCGTCCTCGGCGACTCGACCGCCGCCATGGGCACGGGCGCCGACGGCATCAACCGCGCCGTCATGGCCCTCCAGCAAATGAGGGTCAAGGGCAAGGTCACCGGCGAGGAGATGCTCCAGCTCGCCGAGGCCGGCGTCCCCGCCTGGGAGGCCCTCGCCACCCAGCTCGGTGTCACCACGGCCCAGGCCCAGGAGATGGTCACCAAGGGCAAGGTCTCCGTCGACGATCTCTTCAAGGCCATCGAGACCCGCCAGGGCAAGACGCTCCAGCGCACCAAGGGCATGATGGAGGCGCAGTCCAACTCCATCTCCGGCCTCTGGTCCACGCTCAAGGACACCGTCCAGATGCGCCTCGCCCAGGCCATCCAGCCCCTCGTGCCCTACATCAAGAAGGCCCTCAAGGAGGCCGCCCCGCTCTTCGACGGCATCCTCGGCGGCATTTCCAGCGGCATGGAGAAGGGGATCAAGTTCATCGAGGGGACCGTCGCACCCCTCATTCGCAACATCATGGGCCAGCTCGGCAAGGGAGGCGGGCCCCTCAAGCCCCTCGTCGACGGCTTCCGAGCCTTCGCCGACGAGGTCGGCCCGCCGGCCGTCCGGCTCTTCGGCGCCCTCGTCGACTTCGGCAAGGCACTCTGGCCCACCCTCCGCCAGCTCGGCCAGCAGATCATGGAGGTCGTCGGCCCCGCCCTCCGCGACATCGGCCAGGTGATCGGCCGCGAGGTCATCCCCAAGGTCGTCGCCTTCCTCGACGCCTTCAAGCCCGTCGCCAAGTTCCTCCTCGAGGTCATCGGCACCGCCGTCGTCGAGGCCCTCAAGGGCGCCATGCAATTCATCAAGGGCATCCTCCGAGTCATCGGTGGCATCTTCGACGTCTTCACGGGCATCCTCACGGGAGACTGGAGCAAGGCGTGGGAGGGCATCAAGTCGATCTTCTCCGGCGCCTGGGAGGCCATCCTCGGCGCGCTCCGCGTCTTCCTCTCCATCGGCCTCGTCGGCGGCGTCAAGAAGGGCGCCACGGCGGCCTGGAAGTGGTTCAACGACATCGCCGTCTCCCGCATCGGCGCCTTCGGCTCCTGGCTCGCCACCCGCCCCGCCTGGATCGTCGGCAAGCTCGGCGCCCTCGGCGGCTTCCTCAAGAATGCCGCCATCAAGGGCTTCGGCGTCTTCCGCACCTGGACCGAGCGCAAGATGGGCGAGGTCCTCTCCTTCATCGCCGGCGTCCCCGGCAAGATCGGCCGCTCCTTCGCCAACCTCGGCGGCATCATCGTCGGCTACGCGGCGAGCGGCATCGGCGCCCTGTCGAGCTGGATCAACGACAAGGTCATCGACAACCTCAACAAGCTCACCTCCCGCTTCGGCCTCACCATCCCGCGCATCCCCAGCATGGCCCCTGCCTCCTCCTCGAGGAACTCGCGCGGCGCCAAGCCCTCGCGCGCCATGGCAGCCGGCGGCGTCATGCCCGGCTGGACCCCCGGCCGCGACGTGCACCGCTTCGTCTCCCCCACGGCCGGCACCCTCGACCTCTCCGGCGGCGAGGCCGTCATGCGGCCCGAGTTCACCCGCGCCATCGGCACCGTCGCCGTCAACGCCCTCAACAGCGCCGCCCGCAACGGCGGCGTCTCCGGCGTCCGGCGGGCCCTCAGTGGAGGCTTCGCCGCCGGCGGCATCATCGGCGCCGGCTGGAACAAGCTCAAGGGCCTCGGATCGAGCTTCAAGGGCAACGTCGACGACCTCCTCTCCAAGGGCTTCGGCTTCGCCGTCGACCGCATGCTCACCCCGCTCGTGCGCTCCTTCTCGGACCGCTTCTCGGGCGCCGGCGTCATCGGCCGGCTCACCTCTGGCGTCCTCACCCAGCTCGTCGGCAAGCTCAAGACCTGGGGTGAAGGCCAGTTCGGCGGCGGCGTCCCCGTCGGCGGAGGCGGGGGAGGCTCCTTCGGCTCCGGCGTTCAGCGCTGGGCCGGCGTCGTCCTCCAGGCGCTCCGCATGCTCGGCCAGCCCGAGAGCTACCTCGGCATCACGCTCCGCAGGATGAACCAGGAGAGCGGCGGCAACCCGCGCGCCATCAACCTCTGGGACATCAACGCCAAGCGCGGCATCCCGTCGAAGGGTCTCATGCAGACCATCGACCCCACCTTCAACGCCTATGCCGGCGCCCTGCGCGGCCGAGGCGTGTGGGACCCCCTCGCCAACGTCTACGCCTCCATGCGCTACGCCCTCGCGCGCTACGGCTCGCTCCCCCGAGCCTACAACCGCAAGGGCGGCTACGCCCTCGGCACCCACGCCGCCGCACCCGGCATGGCCTGGGTCGGCGAGCGCGGGCCCGAGCTCGTGGACTTCCGTGGCGGCGAGCGCGTGATGAACGCGAGGCGCAGCTCCGAGCACTCCGGCGTGACCGTCAACGTCTACGTCGACGACCACCGACTCCGCGACCTCATCCGCGTCGAGGTGGACGACAACGTCGGCCGCACGGCCACCGCCCTACGCTACGGCAGGAGGAACTAGCGCATGGTCGCCATCGCTGCACTCGCTGACCCGACCTACGCTCGAGTCCGCCTCACGGTCACGGGCGCCGTCGAGCCCGACGTCACGGTGGAGCGGATCGGGGCGGGCAACGTGCCCGTCCTGGTCCGCAACGCCGACCCGGGCTTCCCCATCTCCGGCACCATGGAGGTCTACGACTACGAGGCCGAGCTCAACACCCCCGTCACCTACCGCGTGACGGACGGCGCGAGCACGGCCACCACCTCCACCGTCACCCTCACCGTCACCAAGGCGTGGCTCAAGGCGCCGCACTGGCCCTCCCTCAACACCCCCGTGACCTTCGCCTCCCAGCCGTCCTTCTCCCGCTCGCGGCCTCAAGGCGTACACCGCGTCCTCAACCGCTCCAAGCCCGTCGTCGTCTACGGCACCCTCGGCTCCAAGGAGGGCAGCCTCGCCCTCCTCACGGGCAACCAGGCCGCCGGCGAGGCCCTGGCCGCCCTCCTCGAGGCCACGGGTGTCGTCCTCCTCCAGGTGCCCAAGGGCCCCGTCGGCGCTCTCTACCTCGCCGTCGGCGACGTGCAGGCCGAGCCCTTCACTTTCCTCCTCGAGGAGGACACCTTCCGCTGGTCTGTCGGCGCCATCGAGGTGGACCGCCCCACGGGCGCCCTCATCGGCAACCCCACGGCGACCTACCAGCAGCTCAAGGACGGGCCGCCGGCCACGTACACCGCCCTCAAGACGACCAAGACCTCCTACCTCGACGTCATGCGTGGCGTCGGCGTCCCCGTCACCCCGCCCTCCCCTGGGAGCTTCTAGTGTGGGCCGTGAGCGAGCGCTTCCTCGAGGCGCTACGCGGCCCCCACGAGGCGACCACCCGCGTGGACGTCTTCTACGCCGGCATCCTCGTCGAGGCCGATCTCCGCGTCGAGTCCGGCTCCGTCACCATCGACGAGGGCTCCCAGGTCCGCCGCTCGGCCCAGCTCACCATCTCCGACCCCGCCCTCGACCCCGCCGGCGTCATCGACCTCCTCGCGCCCTTCGGCACCGAGCTCCTCATCCGGCGCGGCATCACCTTCGGCGAGGGCGACGAGGAACTCATCCCGCTCGGCGTCTTCCGCGTCGACGAGGCGGGCCGCTCCGGCTGGAACGAAGGCGTGACCGTCCAGGCGAGCGACCGCTCCAACGCCGTCGCCGAGGCCCGCTTCCTCAAGCCCTGGAACACCCCCGCCAACTCCACCGTCACCGCCGAGGTCGAGCGCATCGTGCGCGACGTCTTCCCCAACGTCGAGTTCTACTCCCTCATCGACGACGACGCGCCCACCACGGCCGGCACCTGGGAGCGGGACCGCTGGGAGGCCATCGACCGTCTCTCCACGGCCATCGGCGCCGAGCTCGTCTTCGACCCCCTCGGCCGCGCCGTCCTGCGCGACGTCCCCACCACGGCCGACGAGCCCGTCTGGACCGTCGACGCCGGCGAGCGCGGCGTGATGATCGACGTTTCAACAGGCATCTCCCGCGCCGACGTCTTCAACGCCGTCGCCGCCATCGGCGAGAGCACCGAGGGTGCGCCGGCCATCGTGGGCTATGCCTACGTTTCAACGGGCCCCCTCACCTGGGCTGGGCCCTTCGGCAAGAAGCCCCGCTTCTTCACCTCCCAGTACATCACCACCGTCAACCAGGCCCAGCGCGCGGCGCGCGGCATCCTGGCCCGCTCCACGGGCTTCGCACGCACCGTCAACCCCACATCCATCGTCAACCCCGCCCTCGACGCCGGCGACACCATCAACATCGTGCTCCCCGACGGCCTCGTCTACAAGCACGTCATCCGGGCCCTCACCGTCCCCCTCGGGCCGGCGGAGGCGCTCCCCATCACCACGCGCGTCGTCGACCAGGGCTCTATCGCACTGGAGGGCACCCTTGACTAGGCTCGCCGACCTCATCGCCGCCGGCCAGGGCCAGTACGGCGGCGACCTCCCGCGCTCGGCCGTCGTCGACGCCGTCAACGCCGACGGCACCGTCGACCTCCAGTACCTCGGCGGGACCGCCCTCTCCGTGCCCATCATCTCGACCTACACCCCCGTCGCCGGCGACACGGTACAGATCATGCGGCGGGGGCCAGCCTCCCTCATCGTCCTCGGCGCCCTCAAGGCCACAGCCACGGGCGGCTCCGGCACCGTCACCTCAGACCTCGCCATGCCCTGGAACGTGCAGGCCGTCCCCACCGTCATCTCCGGGGGCGGCTCGAGCGGCACCCTCACCATCCGCCCCGTCTCCAGCGGCTCGCACCGCTCGGCCGACGGGTGGGGGAGCCCGCTCCGTGACGAGCTCCGCCAGGGCGCCTACTCGAGCTCGACCCGCTACGGCTACTACTCCGGCGCGTGGTTCTACGGCACGGGCGCCTTCGCCGACCTCAAGGGCCGCACCGTCACCCGCATCCAGCTCACCATCCGGCGGGCCACGGGGAGCGGCGTCTACGCGGCCGAGCCCATCTACGTCTGGACGACCAAGAATGCCGTCCGGCCGAGCGGGGCCCCCTACTTCGTCTCCAAGGTCGGCGAGTACCGCCTCGCCGTCGGCGACACGGGCACCTTCACCCTCCCCGACTGGGTCGGCCAGCGCCTCGCCAACGGCACCGCCCTCGGCCTCGGCATCCGCTATAGCGGCACCTCCGACTACCTCGCCGTCGTCGGTCGCGGCGCCTACGTCGACTCCGGCCGGCTCCTCATCGACTGGCGGGAGGACTAGCCATGGCGATCAAGAGCTCCGACCTCCAGTGGTTCTACGTCGGTGAGTCCGGCTTCATCGGCGGGCGCATCACGTCCGGCGCCCTGCACAACGTCTTCTCCGAGATCTCCGGTGCCCGCAACCGCGACCTCGCCGTCGACTACCGCGTCATCGCGCTCCGCAACGTCTCGGCCCAGACGCTCACCTCGGCCCGCATCTGGTTCCGCTACGTCGACCCGCGCGGCGCCGGCGTCGGCATCGCCCTCGACCCCATCGGCGCCGTCACGGCGACCTCGAGGCTCTCGGGTGGCGTGGCCCCCGGCACCTTCTCCAGCCCCACGACCTCCGGCACGGGACTTGCCGTCGCCTCGCTGGCCGGCGGGCAGGCCATCGGCGTGTGGATTCGCCGCAACGCCACCGCGAGCTCCGGCGCCTTCCCCGAGCGCAACATCATCACCGTCACCGGCACGACACCCGCCTAGGAGGCACCATGCCCACGAGCCCCCGCACGGCGACGCCCACGCCGGCCTACACCGACATCCCCGACGTCCCCGCCGCCCTCGTCGCCGTCGTCAACCACCTCGAGAAGGTCACGGTCCCCAAGTTCCTCACGGCCACCGCGCGCGACACCGCCATCACGGCGCCCGTCGACGGCGACATGGCCTACGTGACGGGCACGGGCCTCATGATCTACCACGGCGGGTGGCTCCTGGCCTCGGACGACGACACGGCCCAGACCTCGCTCACCATGGTCGGCACCTGGAGCTCGGCCGCCGCCCCCACCAACGTCCTCGCCACCCGGCGTGGCGGGAGTGTGCAGCTCCAGGGCCTCGCCAACTCCTCGGCCACCGCCACCGCCGCGACCAACCAGATCATCGCCACGCTCCCCGCCGGCTACCGCCCCGCCGCCTCTCGAGTCTTCCCCGTCCACGCCAACGCCGGCCCCATCGGCGTCAACGTGGCGACGACGGGCAACATCATCATCTCCTCGCTGTACGGGGCGGCCGGCGTCTCCTTCGTCTACCTCGACGCCATCAACTTCCGCCTCTAGGAGGCCACCGTGGCGAAAGCCCTCTACTACCCACCCGCCAACCGAACGGCCCAGTGGTTCCAGGACAACTACCCCGGCGCCCTCATGTCCTCGCTCCGCTGGCTCGTCCTCCACACGACGGAGGGCGGCTCCTGGCCGAGCTACCAGGGCGGCGCCAACGCGCCCACCTTCACGGCCAAGCCGAACACCACCACGCGGCGTCTCGAGTGGCGGCAGCACTTCCCGCTCAACCGCTCGGCGCGCGCGCTGCGCAACACCTCCGGCGGCGTCTCCACCAACACCTTCGGCGTCGTCCAGGTCGAGCTCGTCGGCACGTCCGACCGCAACGGCCCGGGAATGTTCTGGCCCGAGGCGCCGCTCTGGGCTCTGGACGACCTTGCCGACTTCTGGGCCTTCCTCAACCGCGAGTGGGCCCTCCCCGTCGTCAACTACAACCTCTTCCGGGCCTACCCCGGCAGCTACGGCAACACGGCGTCCCGCATGACCTTCGCCGAGTGGGGCCGGCTGCATGGGCTCGCCGGCCACCAGCACGTGCCGGAGAACAGCCACGGCGACCCCGGCAACATCGACTCCAACCGCCTGGTCGCGCTCACCAAGGCCAAGCTCAAGCCCACGCCGCCGCCTCCGCCGCCCCCTCCCGCCGTTCGACCTGGAGCCAAGACCATGACCGACTACACGCCCACCGAGCTCTCCAACATCGTCAAGGCCGCCGTGCGCGCCGAGCTCCCCGACACCGAGCTCGAGCGCATCGCCAAGGAGGCCGTCCTCGGCGCCAAGTACACCGAGTACTACGACGAGGACCAGGACGGCGTGCGCGAGCCGCGTACCGTCGCCGACATCGTCTTCTCGGTCCACCGCACCAACCTCCGCAACCGCGACGCCCTGGCCGCCCAGGACAAACGCCTCGAGGCCCTCGAGGGCTCCCTCAAGGAGATCCTCGACGCCGTCAAGGCCCTCAAGGTCACCCCGGCCCCCGCTCCGGCGCCGGCCCCTGCTCCTGCCCCGGCTCCCGTGCCGCCGGCGCCCACTGCCACGAGGCGCCTCCTCCCCTGAGAGGACCATCATGATCTACCAGCGGCTCCCGTCCGCACTGCTCTCGGCGGCGTACCTCGCGCTCATCGGCGCGGGGATCTACGGTTTCGCCGAGGAGCCCGCTACCTCCATCAAGGAGGTCATCGGCCAAGGATTCGTCTCGGGCGCCTGGAACTCCGCGCTCATCCTCGCGGGCCTCATGGGCATCCTCTCGAGGGTCTACCGCGCACCTCGGACCGAGATTGTCGCCATCGACATCGCCGCCGGCGTCTTCGGGGTGTGGGCCGTCGTGGTCTTCTTCGCCTCGGCCTCCAACCAGGCCGCCTTCGCCTTCCTCGCGTGCATGCTCCTCCTCTTCGGATGGGCTTCGGGGGCGCGCATCCGACTCGCCGAGCGCGTGAAGCTGCGCGAGAGGCACAACCTCGAGGAGGAGTGATCCCCCGTGTTCCTCATGGAGCTTGACCCGACGTCCCTCCTCCCAGACGACCCCATCGCCCGCACCATCTCCTTCGTGATCCTGGTGCTCCTGGGCTGGGGAGGTCGAGGCGCCATCATCGCGCTCCGCGAGGACCGCCGAAAGGGCGCCTCGGATGAGGTAGACCTCCTCGCCAAGATCGAGGGCCTCACCGACAAGAAGATCGACGGCCTCGTCAAGGACCTCGAGACCGAGCGAACCGCGCGCAAGGCGCTCGAGCGGAGCGTGAACCGGCTCCGAGGCCGCGTCACCCAGCTCGAGGTCACCATGACCGCGCACCAGATCCCCGTACCCGACTGGCCGAAGCTCTCGGCCGAGCCCAACGATGAGCAGCTCTGACTAGGCCCCCGGCCTCCCTCAAGCAGAGGGGGAGGTCGGGGGCCTTTCGTCGTTCCAGGGCTGTCACACCCTGCTAGGATCGTGCCCACCTACTGAGCATCACCACCCCCACCCTAGAAGGAGTCCTCGTGGCAACCACCCTCATCGGCCTCATGGGCAAGAAGCGCGCGGGGAAGGACACCTTCGCTGAGCGCCTCGTCTCTCACCACGACTACACCCGCGTCGCCTTCGCCGACCTCGTGCGCGAGGCCGCCCTGGCCCTCGACCCCATCGTCGGCCACGTCTGGGAGGGGTCCACGGGCGAGGTCCGGCTCAGTGCGCTCGTCTCCCGGCTCGGATGGGACCGCGCCAAGGAGATCCCCGAGGTCCGGCGCACCCTCCAGCGCCTCGGCTCCGAGAGCATCCGCTCCCTCGACCCCGACTTCTGGGTCCGGGCCGGCATGGCCCGCGTCGACGCCATCGACGGCCCCGTCGTCATCACGGACGTCCGCTTCCCCAACGAGCACGACGCCGTTTCAACACGGCTCGGCACGCTCGTCCGCATCTCCCGCCCCGGTCAGGCCGACGTCGGCGACCAGCACGCCAGCGAGGTCGCGCTCGACACCTGGGAGGCCGACGTCGAGGTCGTCAACGACAAGGGCATCTTCGAGCTCCAGGACGCCGCCGACGCCATCGCCACCTTCGCCGAGGAGCAGCGCCGCACCGTCGCCGACCTCCGCGAGCGCGTCGAGCGCGGGGCGCCGGCCGTCCTCTTCCCCGAGCGCCTCGTCAGGCTCTCGGATGTCTACCCATCGTCACGGCTTCGTGACTGACCGTAGAGCACGCGGGGCGCAGGACGCGAAACCTCACCCGCCAGGTGAGTTTTGGTCTCTTCTCCAGGTTAGCTCTTATAGAGAGACCCCCTTCTATAAGGGCTAACTGGGAGGAGACACCAAAACTCACCTAGAACCATGATCCATCGACGAAACCTCACCCAGCATCCACAAGGAGTGACCACCCGTGACCCACCGCGACGAGCCCGCCGCCCCCTTCTCCGTCCCTCCGCCCCACGAGCAGGAGCGCCAGCGCCGCGACTTCGGCGTCGACCCCGCCACGGCCTACCCCGACGTCGACCCCGAGCCCATGGGCGACCCCCGCGACGAGGACCAGCACGGCAACGGCGCCGACCTCGACGCCGACTACGCCGAGGCCGCCGAGCGGGACGCCTCCCCGCCCGAGTCGCTCTTCTCCGACGAGGACCTCAAGTCCTTCCTCGCCAGCGCCCAGGACCAGGAGTACGCCAAGATCGTCGATGGCATGCGCTCCTACCTCCGCATCCTCAACGCGATGCTCGAGGCCGGCTGGCCCGCGCCCGCCGCCCTCAACGTCGTCACCCACCTCATGCTCCACGGCGGCGAGTAGGTCACACCTCGGCCGTTCCTGCCCATCTACAGGGTACGGACATACCCACCCCAGGAGCGCACATGGCATCCCCCTTCTCGTCGCCCGAGGCCCAGATCAACCGCGACCGCTGGCAGCGGCCCCTCATCGTGCCGCCCAACGGCGGCCCCGTCGAGCCCTACCAGCGCGTCACCACCTTCGCCAAGATCATCGAGGACGCCTCCGGCCTCAACAAGTGGCACATCCGCCGCATCGTCTACGGCCTCTCCCAGCGTCCGGACCTCGTGCTCGCCGCGTCGGCCGCCGGCCCGGACGCCTACCGAGACCTCATGCGCATCGCCGACAAGGCCGAGGAGCACGTCGACTCCGGCGCCGCGTCCACGGGCACCGCGCTCCACTCCTTCATCGAGCGCATCGACAACGGCCAGGAGCTCGGCTTCGTCCCGCCGAACTACATCCCCGACCTCCGCGCCTACGAGGCCCTCGTCAAGAAGCACAAGATCGAGGTCCAGGCCTCGGAGCGCTTCGTCGTCTACGACCCCTTCGCCGTCGGCGGCACCTTCGACAAGATCATGACCGTCGGCTCCGGCGTCGAGCACATCGGCGTCCCCGCCATCGGCGACAACAAGACGGGCAAGGTGGACTACCCCCTCGGCATGGCCGTCCAGCTCGGCGTCTACTCCCGCTCCAGGCTCTACGACATCGGCATGGCCCAGCGCCTCGAGCTCGCCACCCTCGCCGGCGGCAAGCCCATCGACCAGGACCACGGCTACATCATCTGGCTCCCCGCCGGCACAGGCCACGCCGAGCTCCTCACCCTGGACATCGCCATGGGCTGGGAGGCCGCCGAGGTCGCCGTCCGAGTCCGCGCCATCCGCAAGCACAAGGCGTGGTTCCTCAACCGCACCGCCGTCGAGCTCTCCCTCGAGGAGCAGATCGACGCCGCAGCCACGCAACAGGAGCTCCGCGCGCTCTACGAGCGCAACACCACCCGCTGGCACGACGGCCTCACCGCCCGTGCCGGCGCCCGTTCCCGCGTCCTCGCCCACAACTAGGGAGACCCCCATGATCCCCGACGACAACATCCCCACGACCGAGGACCAGGCCGAGGCCTTCGAGCGCGCGACCGACCCGTGCGCCTGCGGCGGCGAGGACACCGAGTCCGTCGTTGCCGGCGTCGTCTCCGACGTCGAGGGTGACTACCTCGAGGTCGAGGTCTTCGGCGACAACATCACCCTCACGGGCCCCTTCCGCACGCAGTTCGGCGCGACCGTCGAGCACCTCCTCGACGGCGAGGACATCACGACCGAGCTCGACCTCGAGAACGCCGAGCTCCTCATCGTCACCCTCACCGACGCCGTCAACTTCCTCCGCTCGCGCGTCCACCCCGACCTCCCCGTCGAGACCCTCGACCCGGGCCCCGGCCTCGAGCCGCCGGCGGACGGCGAGCAGACCTACAAGATCCAGCCCGCGCCCGAGGCGCACCCCTGAAGCCCGGCACTCCCCCTGCCGGTAGCACCACCCCTATCCCATCTGAACGAGAGCGAGCATGAGCATGTCGAACCCCTTCTCCAAGCCCGCCAGCGTCACTGGCATCTCCTGGGAGGACCTGAACGGTCGTCTCCTGCTGGTGGAGCCCCTGGAGGTCCTCCCCGGCGAGATCAACACCTCCAACGGCCCGCAGACCGGCGTTGTCCGCGCCACGATCACCGTTCTCGACGGCGACGAGGCCGGGCGCGTCTACGACGAGACCTTGATCTTCCCCAAGGTCCTCAAGTCGCAGACCCGGAACAAGCTCGGCGAGATGATCCTCGCCCGCCTGGGCCAGGGTGCCAAGAAGCCCGGACAGAACAAGCCCTGGCTCCTGTCCGAGGAGGTCACCGAGGCCGACGTCAAGCTCGGCACCGACTTCCTCGCGTCCCGCGTGACCAAGCCGTCCCCGGCCACGCCGGCGGCCAGCTCGGGCACCGCCGCTCCCTGGGAGTGACACGCCGGCCCCCGTCCCCTACCCGGGGGCGGGGGCCCTTCCCGTAGGAGGGAACCTCATGACCAACCGCCGCATCCTCGCCCACGCCGTGACCCTCGTCGCCATCAACCTCATCGTGCGGGCCGTCCTCGACGTCCGCCCCTTCACCGTCGAGGCCTGGACCATCGCCGGCGCCACCACCACCGCGTGGGCGCTCGCCTACTTCTTCGCCGAGGAGCCACGATGAAGCCCCGGACCGCCACACGCCTCGTCAACCTCGCCATCTGGAGTCTCTTCGGTCTCGTCGCCGTCGTCTTCGCCTCCCTCATCGAGGCCCTTGTCGACGCCGACTTCCAGGGCCACCAGACCGCCGCCGCCGTGGCCGTCGCCCTCTCCTGGGCCTTCGCCTCGGCCGTCGGCCACGCGCACGCCTCGAACAAGTGCGACGCCGAGATGCACAAGATCTCCGCCCAGATCGACGCCGAGCGCTCTAGGCTCGCCACCTACCGCTCGAAGATGGAAGGAGAGTGGAAGTTGTGAAGGCCACCGTCCAGCTCTTCAAGCCGTCCGGCAAGTACTACACGACCGAGGAGTGGGAGATCCCCGACCGCGCCATCGGCCCCTGGGACATGGAGCGCTCGCCCGACTTCCGTCGCATCGACGGCGGCCCCGTCCTCGTCCCCACCCAGGAGCCCTGGGGATTCCCCGTGCTCCTCATCGCCGGAAAGGAGGGGTGATGCTCGACATCCCCCGCGTCAACCTCCCCGACGTCACCGAGGAGCAGCGCAACGAGGTCGCCCTCATGGTCGAGCGCGCCAACCGCGAGCGCCTCATCGACGCCCAGAACCGTCAGGGCCTCCTCATGGGCCTCATCCGCAAGGGCCTCGTCGGCAAGCCCCGCGTCGCCGCCAACATCCGCGCACGCCGGCGTGCCCGCAACAAGGTCGCCCGCGCCTCGAGGAAGGCGAACCGTGCCTGAGTCCGTCGCCGACGTCTTCTGGCGCCTCGTCCAGGCTGGCCTCGACTCCGGGCAGATCGGCAAGCACCCCGACTACCTCGCCGCATGGGAGCGCGAGCACGGGCAGGAGGCGCCCAAGTGAAGATCCACGTCGACGTCATCAACGACACCACCCTCGACCTCACCGTCGACCACGAGGAGCACCCCGTCTCGGGCCCGGCCGACCTCCGCCCCTTCGGCGAGCACGCCACGCTCCTCATCGACGCCGCCCCCGACTCGCACGAGGGCGCCCGCTGGTCCTCCGCCATCGGCCTCTTCGTCCTGCGCGGAGGGAGCGTACGATGGAAGACCGCCCACACCTGAACGTCCTCATCGACAAGTCCACGGGCGCCGTCCTCATCGTCGCCGGCACCACCAACATCCACATGAGCCCGGAGCAGGCCGAGATCCTCGCCTACATGCTCCTCACGGGCTCCGCCGAGCTCCACGCACGCACCTAGGAGAGATCATGACCACGGGAGACACCGCAGTCGTCACCAAGGGCCAGCGCTACGGCCAGACCGCCACCGTCGAGGGCATCACCGTCTTCACCGTCGAGGGCCCCATCCTCTCCCTCCGCTTCGAGGACGGCACCCTCGCCCCCTACGGCCGGGACGAGCTCGCGTACGCCTGCCTGGAGGGGTGATGACCTCCCCCAACGCCGCCAAGGGCTCGCGCTGGGAGCACGCCATCCTCGTCTACCTCCGCGCCGTCTTCGGCGAGCACCAAGTCCGCAAGCCTCGCCAGGAAGGCTTCCAGGACAAGGGCGACATCCACATCTCGCCCTTCGCCCTCCAGGCCAAGGACGTCGCCAAGCTCGACCTCTCGGGCTTCCTCGACGACGCCGAGCTCCAAGCCGGCCACGCCGGCGAGACCTACGGCGCCGCTGTCATCAAGCGCCGGCGCCACGGCGTCTCCACCGCCTACACCGTCATGTCCCTCCGCACGTTCCGCGAGCTCGTCTGGCGCGTGCGGCGTGCGGAGGACCTACTCTGGAACTACG